TGCTGCCCACGCTGGAGATGGCAAAACGTACCTCGCGGGGTCGGATTGATCCGCTGATCGAGGACAGCCCGGCGCTGCGGGAAAAGGTGAGCCCGGCCCGCTCGCGGGACGCGGGCAATTCGATGCTGTCGAAAGAATTCCCCGGCGGCATTCTGGTGTTGACCGGGGCAAACTCGGCCACTGGCCTGCGCTCGATGCCCGCGCGGTATGTGTTTTTGGATGAGGTTGACGCCTATCCGGCCTCCGCAGACGAGGAAGGCGATCCGGTCACGCTGGCAGAGGCCCGCACCACGACCTTTGCGCATCGCCGCAAGGTGTTCATGGTCTCGACCCCGACGATCCGGGGGCTCAGCCGGATCGAGCGGGAGTTCGAGGCCTCTGATCAGCGGCGTTATTTTGTGCCCTGCCCGCATTGCGACCATCGGCAATGGCTGCAGTTTGATCGGCTGCGCTGGGACAAGGGGCAGCCGGAAACAGCAATGTATCACTGCGCTGGGTGTGAGAAATCCATCGCGGAGCACCACAAAACAGAAATGCTGGCCAAGGGTGAATGGCGTGCAACGGCGGTTTCCGCCAACCCGAACGCGATCGGGTTCCACCTCTCAGCGCTTTATTCGCCGATTGGCTGGAAAAGCTGGGAGCAGATCGCGCGGGACTGGCTGGCGGCCCAAGGTTCTGACGAGATGCTGCGCGCGGCGCGCAACACGCTGCTGGGCGAAACATGGGTCGAGAGCGGCGATGCACCAGAATGGCAGCGCCTTGCTGATCGGCGCGAGATGTTTGTGGCACAGATCCCTGCACGGGGACTGTTCCTGACCGCGGGAGCCGACGTGCAGAAGGACCGCATCGAGGTCGATGTCTGGGCCTGGGGCCGTGGTTTGGAAAGCTGGCTCGTGGATCACATCGTCATTCCTGGCGGGCCGGATGATTCTGCCTGCTGGGACAAGCTGACAGCTTTGCTGGGGCAAACATGGGTGCACGAACACGGTGCTGTCATGCCCCTGGCAAAGCTGGCCATCGACACCGGCTATGAAACGGCAGCCGTCTACGCATGGGCCCGCACCCAAGGCATCGCACAGGTGGCCCCCGTCAAAGGCATGGAAGGCTTCAACCGCACAACGCCGGTCTCTGGGCCAACCTTTGTTGATGCGACCGTGAACGGACGAAAGCTCAAACGTGGTGCGCGGCTTTGGACAGTGGCCACGGCGACCTTCAAGGCGGAGACCTATCGCTATCTCCGGCTGGAGCGGCCCAATGATGAAGACCGCGCCAGTGGCGTCTCAAATCCAGCGGGCACGATCCACCTGCCGGACTGGGCTGACAGCGAATGGCTAAAGCAGCTCGTCGCCGAACAGCTCGTCACGATCCGCAATAAGCGGGGCTACGCGCGCCAGGAATGGCAAAAGATGCGCGAACGCAACGAGGCGCTGGATACTCGGGTTTATGCCCGCGCGGCCGCCTGGATCCTCGGTGCTGACCGCTTCGATGAACGGATGTGGCGGCAGCTCGAGAAACAGGCCGGGGTTGAGACTATCACGGCGGCCGCCAAAGCCGACACTGACACACCGTCCGAGCCTCAGGCCGGGCGGATCGCCGCCCCTCGCAAGCGCGGTTGGCGGGTAAGCACGCCAAAATACATGGAATGACCTATGACCCTCGATGATCTCAAATCCCGCCACAGCGCGTTGCTGGCGGCGCGCTACAGCGGCACGCGCTCTGTGAGCTATGATGGCAAAACTCTGACCTATGGCACCGATGCTGAATTGGCGGCCGCTGTCTTTGATATCGAACGGCGCATCGCAAAAGCCGAACGCGGCGCTGGGCGCATCTCTCGCCCCCATGCCGTAAAGGACCTGTGATGAACTGGCGGCAGCGTCTCGGGGCCTTTGTCGGTGGCTTTGATGCAGGCCAGCATCACCGCCGTCTGCGCGGGTTCCAGGCGACGCGCGCGCATGTGAATGCGCTGATCGCGGCGTCAGGACCCGATATCACTGCCCGCGCCCGCTGGTTGGTGCGCAACAACGGCTACGCGGCCAATGCTGTTGAAAGCTGGGCTGCAAATACTGTCGGCGACGGGATCAAACCAATCTCGCAAATTGCAGACGCAGCGCACAAGGAAGAGCTGCAGCGCCTTTGGTTGGCCTGGACGGATGAAGCTGACAGCGAAGGTCTGACCGATTTCTACGGGCTGCAGCGGCGGGCGGCACGTGAGGTGTTTCTGGCGGGCGAGGTTTTCTTCCGGATCAGACCAAGACGCGCAAACGATGGGCTTTCCGTTCCCTTGCAGCTACAGATGCTGCCCGCCGAGATGTTGCCGCTGCAGCAGACGGGAATGGCTGGCAATGGTAATTCCATCCGTCAGGGCATCGAGTTCGACCGGGTCGGACGCCGCGTGGCCTATCACTTCCTCCGGCGGCACCCCGGCGACAGCACCGATCCGGGGTTGGCGGGCGAAATGGTCCGGGTTCCAGCAAGCGAGGTGATCCATGTGATCGATCCGGTGGAAGCGGGTCAACTGCGCGGGGTCTCAAAGCTGGCACCTGCCATCGTGAAGTTGTTTCTGCTCGATCAATACGACGATGCCGAGCTCGACCGCAAAAAGGTGGCGGCAATGTATGCGATGTTCGTGACCTCCCCCGCCCCGGAAAACCCGCTGTTGCCGTCCGAGGATGACGACATGCTGGGCGGTTTCGAGATCAGACCGGGCCAAATCGTGCGTCTGGATCCGGGCGAGGATGTGACCGTGGGCCAACCTGCGGATTCAGGCGCGACCTACGAGCCGTTCCAATACCGCACGCTGCTTCAGGTCGCCTCGGCGCTGGGCATTCCTTATCCTTATCTGACCAATGACATGGTGAAGGGCAACTTCTCGAACTCACGCCTTGCCCTGATCGAGTTCCGCCGCCGCGTTTCGGCCTGGCAGCATTCGGTGATGGTCTACCAGTTGTGCCGTCCCGTCTATGCGCGCTGGATGGATGCCGCTGTATTGTCTGGGGCATTGGACCTTCCCGGCTATGAGGCTGACCGGTCACGGTTTCTGGCGGCCAACTGGCTACCCACTAAATGGGATTGGGTCGATCCCCTGAAGGACGCCAACGCTGAGATTGCCCAAATAGAGGCGGGCCTCAAATCCCGCAGCCAAGCCATCGCCGAGCGTGGTTATGACGCAGAACAAGTCGACCGCGAAATTGCGGCTGAGCGCGCACGCGAGCGATTACTCGGCCTCGACTTTCGCCGTCCCGGCTCGCCCGCACAAGGCGTGCAGGCTTTAACAGGCCCGGATGAGGATGAGGGCGAAGACGACGATAAAGACCCAGCAGATGAAACCGATGATGCGGGCCGCCCGCGCAACCCTGAGGACCAGACCTGATGTTCCACGCCCGCATTGCTGCGCGCGCCTTCAACACGCCGCTGCTGGTTGAGCCTTCCAAAGCCATGGCGTTTCTGTCCGGCCTTGGGCCGCGCATCCTTGGGCGCCGGGTCGAGATTGGTGACGAAAACGGCGGCCTGGAAAGCCTCGTCGCTCCGCCAGCGCGCGTCAGCATTCTAGCCGGTGGGCTGCTGGACGATTACCACCAACATGGTGAGACGCCCTATCCTATGCTCGACGGCATTGCTGTTATCCAGATCTCCGGCGTGCTGATCCACCGCGGGGGCTGGATCGGACAGTCCTCGGGCCAGACCAGCTATGAAGGGATCACAGCACAGATTGACGCGGCAGCAAGCGACCCGTCCGTGCGCGGCCTTGCATTGGAAATTGACAGTTTTGGCGGCGAAGTCGCGGGGGTATTTGACCTTGCAGATCGTATTCGTGCAATTCGCGCCATCAAACCCGTCTGGGCCTTTGTGGCAGAACACGCCTTCTCGGCGGGCTATGCGCTTGCAAGTCAGGCTGACCGTATCCTGCTGCCGCGCACCGGTGCTCTGGGCAGCATCGGTGTCGTGGTGATGCATGCTGATCTCAGCGGTCAGCTGGATCAAGACGGGGTGCGCGTCACGCTGATCCACGCAGGAAGCCATAAGGTCGATGCCAATCCTTACATGCCGCTCCCAATTGGGATCCGCGATGACATTCAGCGCGAAATCGATGTGCTGCGCTTCCTCTTTGCGGAAACGGTGGCAGCGGGACGTGGCGTGCGGCTGAGCCAAGAGGCAGCACTCGCCACTGAGGCTGCCAGCTTTCGCGGGGCTGAGGCTGTGGCGGCGGGTCTTGCCGACGAAGTCATCGATCTTGCGCGTGGGTTTGCCAGTTTTCGACAAAACTTGTCTCCCATCCGCGCAACTCTGCCATCCCGCGTGGCCACCAAGGCCCAATCCCAATCCCAATCCCGAAAGGATCCTCTCATGAGCAACGACACCTTGCCACAAACCGAACCAAACCCCGATGACGCGCAAGACGGCCAAACGCAGAGCGATATTGCCGAAAATAGCGGCACAGATCCCGAAGCGCCGCCTGCTGCTGCTTTTGCTCCCACACCTCCCGCAGCCTCGGGATCACCAAAAGCTGACCCCGCCTCAGCCCTCCAGACATCCATGCGCGCGGAACTTTCTGCCCAGCTTCGCCTTGAAGTGGCCGAGATCACCGAGATCGCAGCACAAGCGGGACGCCTCGGCATTGCCATCGACGCGGCAGAAGCCCTGAGGGAAGGCACAACACCTTCGGCGCTGCGCCGATCGGTGTTGGTGCATGCGGCAGCCGCAGCCGATGCGCGGGATGTGGTGGCAACAGCCCCCGCTCCGGCGGCATCACCAAACAGCGAAAGCCCTATTGTTGCCGCAGCCAAACGCGCCGCAGCCTCCAGCGCAAAACGCTAAGCGATTCCACAGCCGTCATACTCCCACGGCCGTCTTAAAATTCCGCCACTCCTGCCCAGCGGTGAATTGCTTATTTCTCCATCCCCAGAAGGATCCCCGACATGACTGTCCTGACCCAACCGCCCAGCTTGGGCGATATCCTCAAATATGAGTTGAACCCCAATTATACCCGCGAGACCGTCACCCTGCTGGCAGGAGCTGCCTATCCCGTGGGTGCTGTGCTGGGCCGCATCACCGCCAGCGGCAAATACAAGCTGGCAACCTCGGGCGGCACGGATGGCGCGCAAACAGCGGCCGCCATGCTGCTCTATCCCGTCGATGCCTCTGACGCTGATGGTACCGGCATTGTCATCGCGCGCGGCCCCGCCATCGTCTCCAAAGCCGCCCTCGCCTTTGACACCACCGTCGATGATGCCTCCAAAACCACCACCAAACACGGCCAGCTCGCAGCGCTGGGCATCATTCCGCGCGATACCGCCTGATCCAACCGCGCGTCCGTCGCAGCCATCCTCTCATCTTCCCTTGCCCCTCATTCCCCCGGAGTTTCCCATGACTATCACCCGTAATCCCTTCGACGCGGGCGGCTATTCGCTCGCTGAGATGACGCAGGCGATCAACATCCTGCCCAACCTCTACACCCGGCTCGGCCAGATCGGCCTCTTCCGCTTTGAAGGCGTCACACAGCGCTCAATTGTCATCGAGCAGCGCGAAGGTGTGTTGAGCCTCCTGCCGTCCGTCCCGCTGGGCGCACCTGCAACGGTGGGCAACCGCGAGGCGCGCTCAATGCGCTCCTTTGCCTTGCCCTGGATCCCGCATGACGATGTCATCCTGCCTGCTGATGTCCAGGGCATGCCAGCGCTCGGCCTCTCGGACGCAGCCGATCCGCTGGTCGAGGTGATGAACCGCAAACTGACTCTGATGCGCCGCAAACATGCCCAGACCCGCGAATATATGGAGATGAACGCCCTGCGCGGTATCGTGAAGGACGGCGCGGGGACCACGCTTTACGACTATTTCACCGAGTTCGGCCTTGAGAAGATCTCGATCGACTTTGTCTTTGGCACTGCTGGCACAAACGTGCAGGGCAAAGTCCGCAGCGTGCTGCGCGCCATGGAAGACAACCTGCTGGGTGAGACCATGACCACCGCGCATGCGCTGGTGAGCTCGGAATTCTTCGACAAGCTGATTAGCCATCCCAAGACCGAAGAGGCCTATAAGTTCTTCTCGGCAACGGGTGGCCAGCCACTGCGCGAGGACATGCGCCGGGCCTTCCCCTTCGCTGGCATTCTGTTCGAGGAATATAACGGCTCAGTCACCCTCTCGAACGGCACGTCTGAGCGGCTGATACCCACAGGCGAAGGCATCGCGTTCCCCTTGGGTACCTTCGACACCTTCACCACCTATGGCGGGCCTGCCAACCTTCTGGAGACTGCCAATACCATCGGCCTGCCGCTCTATGCCCGCCAAATGATAGACACCAAGGGGCGCTGGATTGATCTGATGACTGAAAGCTCGATCCTGCCCGTCAATAAGCGGCCGCGCATGGCGATCCGGCTGCACTCTGGCAACTGAGGCACCGCATGACCTCCGCCTTCGCTATCGCAATCGACCGGATCTTCCGCGATCCGCACATCGCCCGGGACGCGGTCTATATCGCCCAAGGCGGTGCTCAGATCCTCATCCGTGTGGTCACCCGCCGCGCGGATGAGATCACCGAGTTTGGCGCGGCACGACTGTGGTCAGACAGCACGCGCATTGACCTGCGCGTTGCCGAAGTCCCAAACCCACGTCCGGGCGACCGCATTGAGATCGACGCGGAGGCCTTCCTTATTCAGGGCGAGCCTGTGCGTGATCGCGAGCGGCTTGTCTGGACCATAGATTTGAGACCAGCATGAAACTCAACATTACCATCTCCCCTAACCTGGCCGCGATTATGGCAGCCGAAATCAAGGCAGGAGAAAAGGCGGTCACTGCGGCGATGCGTGCGGCCGGGACACAGCTTAAATCCGACTGGCGCGGGCAGATTGCGCAAGCGGGGCTGGGTCGACGGCTCGGCAATTCGATCCGCAGCCAGACCTATCCGAAGGTTGGTGAGAGCATCGATGCCGCAGCACTTGTGTGGTCAAAAGCGCCCGTGATCATCGGCGCACATGACACCGGGCCCCTGATCCGCTCCAAGGACGGCTTTTGGCTGGCGATCCCGACAGAGGCTGCAGGCAAGGGCGCGCGCGGTGGCCGGATCACCCCCGGCGAATGGGAACGACGGCGTGGGCTTCGGCTCCGGTTTATCTATCGCAGGCGGGGACCGAGCCTGCTCGTGGCCGAGGGGCGGCTGAACAATCGTGGGCTTGGCGTCGCCTCAAGATCAAAAACCGGGCGCGGAAAGGCAACAGTGCCAATCTTCCTGTTGGTGCGGCAGGTAAAACTGCGTAAACGGCTTGATCTGGCGCGGGATGCGAAGGCTGCGCAGGAGAGGATGCCGGGGGCGATTGTGGCGAAGTGGGTGGAAGGTCGGCGATGATTGGCGACGAGGATGCGGAGAATTCTCAGTGCAAAACTGGATCGCCTACGTCATCGGTGGGACCTATCTACGTCCAAGCTTGCCGAATTCGCTGTCCAGCAAGGCGCGGATTTTTTTCGATGCGCCGTGCAGGGCTGCGTCCACATTGGCATCATTGTGGGTGATGGTCTGCGGCTGCATTCCCTCGGGACGCGCTTCAACAGTGCAGCGAATATCGTCAGCCCCGCCCTTTGCACCATTCACATCGGCCAGATGCACCTCGATCCGTGACAGTCGGTCGGTCAGATGCCCGAGCGCGGACGTAACAACCGCTTCGGCCACTTCGGCCAGACGTTCGTCGCCTTGAATGTTGGCATCGGTATTCAGTTGAAACTGCATGTAGGTTCTCCCGTTTGTATGCGCTCATTTACCATGTAAAACCATGAAGATGAATGATCTGGCGCAAGCTCGCCTACACGATCACTAAAAACGCCTGCGCCTTTATAGCTTGGGCGAGGATACAAAGCCAATGCCCACGACCCGAGAAACCATTCTTACCGCGCTGCACACTGTGCTGCAGACGCTGCCCGCCACTGCCTTGCGCGGCGAGGTCCTGCCAGAGCGCATCCCTCCTGCGGGCCTGCTGATCCTGCGCGATGGCGATCCCGGCGATCCTGCGGTGACGCTGTCGCCCCTGACCTATCATTACCAGCATCGCAGCGAGCTTGAAGTCATCGTTCAGGGCGCGAACCGCGACACGGGTTTCGCTGTACTTTGCGGACAGATCGGCGCGGTGATCCGTACCGACAGAACACTTGGGGGTCTTTGCGACTGGATCGAAGCCGAAGCACCACAGCCGGTGGATTTACCTGTTGAGGGTGCGGCCAGCCTGAAGGCCGCGATCATCCCGATCGTTCTGCATTATTCAACGTCAGACCCGCTGGCCTGACCCGGTAGCCTGACCCACCCCACAGTTTGAGGAGAACACTATGGCACGAGCTCAAGGGGCGCGGGCGCAGATGGCGCTTGCGTTCGAATCCGTCTACGGCACTTCGCCCGCGACCGGTTACGTCAAGATACCCTTTGCCAGCGCCACGCTTGGCGCAGAGCAACCGCTGCTCGACTCGGAACTTCTGGGCTACGGGCGCGATCCCCTTGCACCAATCAAGGACGCCCTGACAGCTGATGGCAACGTGGTGGTTCCCATTGATGCCCGCGCGTTCGGCTATTGGCTGAAGGCCACCTTTGGTGACCCGATCACCACGGGCGCCGAGGCCCCCTATAGCCACGAATTCCGCTCGGGCAACTGGACGCTGCCGAGCCTCTCGATCGAGATCGCTATGCCGGAGATCCCGCGCTTTGCGATCTATGCGGGCTGCGTGGCCGATCAGCTGTCCTGGCAAATGACGCGCTCGGGGCTTTTGACGGCCTCGGTGTCCATGGTCGCGCAGGGAGAAACCTTGGCGACCAGCACCAATGTTGGAACGCCAGCAGAGATCGCGCTGCAGCGCTTTGGCCATTTCAACGGCGCCATCAAGCGCGAGGGGGTGGCACTGGGCAATGTGGTCTCGACCCAGATCACCTACGCCAATAATCTCGACCGCATCGAGACGATCCGCGCCGACGGGATGATCGACGGCGCGGATCCTTCGCTGGCCGCCCTTTCGGGCAGCATGGAGGTGCGCTTTGCCGATAATACGCTGATGGATCAAGCAATCAACGGTGCCGATTGCGAGCTGGAGTTTTCCTACCTGCTCGGCACAGGCGAGAGCCTCACGGTCACAGCGCATTCGGTCTATCTGCCGCGCCCGCGCGTGGAGATCGGCGGACCGCAGGGCGTGCAGGCCACCTTCGACTGGCAAGCCGCCAAGGACGTCACCTTGGGCCGGATGTGCACCATCACCCTGGTCAACGATATGGAGGCGTATTGATCATGCTCAAACTCGATCTGTCAAAAAAGCCACGCTGGCTTGAGCTGTCACCCGGGGTCCGGGTGCAGCTGCTGCCGCTGACCACGGCGCTGATGGTGTTCACCCGCAGCGATATCACGGTCGAAGCTTTGCCCGAAGATGCCAGCAACGAGGACCGCGCGCTGGTCTTTGCCAAGGCGTTGGGGCGGCGGGCAGTGATTGCCTGGGAGGGTGTGGGCGATGCAGACGGCGAGGTGCTGGGCCTCACGCCCGAGGGTGTTGACGCCTTGCTCGATGTCTATCCGATCTTTGAAGCGTTCCAGACAGGTTATGTCGCCAAGGCACTGGTGTTGGAACAGGAAAAAAACGTCTCCGCGCCCTTGCCGACTGGCACTTCAGCGGGGGCGATCGGTACTGCGAGGCTTGCGAAGCCCTCGAGGCCTGCAAAGTCCCGTGCCCGGACTGCCCGGCAAAAGTGAACCGCCCCCAGACTTTCGAGGGTGTGCAGGTCTGGGACCTGGTTGGCCGTTTGGGCGGCCAGCTGCGCGCCACAAAGCAAATCATCCTCGGCTGGGACATGGGTGCGGCCCTCGCCATGGCGCGTGCCCTTGGCATCAACGGCCTCGTGGCCATGGAGCTGCTGCCCGAGATCGAGGCGGTGATGGTCAAAAAAGTAAACGAACGGATTGGAGAGCAGGATGTCCGATAAGCGCGTCTTCGTGCGTCTCGCGGCCGTGGGCGGACGCCAGGTCAAGGCTGAGCTGAACGGCATTGGGGATGCCGGTGCCCGCGGGCTCGGTCGGCTATCGCGCGAGGTCGATATTGCAAATGCACGCCTCGTGGCCTTCACCCGCCTGGCCAAGATCGCGGCAGCGGCGGCTGGGGCAGCCGTGGTCCTTGCGGGCGCTGCCATGATCCGCTCGGGGCTGCAGACCATCGACCAGACAGCCAAGCTGGCGCAGTCGCTGGATACAACCGTCGAAAGCCTGCAGGTGCTTGAGCGTGCCGCTGACCTCTCGGGCGTCTCCATGGGCAATGTCGAGCAGGCCACGGTGCAGCTGACACGGCGTCTGAGCCAGGCAGCCGCAGGTGCAGGCCCTGCCGTCGATGCACTTGACCGCCTTGGTCTGTCTGTCAGCGCGCTGCAAAGCCTGCCGCTCGATCAGCGCATCGCATTGATCCAAGACCGGCTGGCAGAGTTTGTGCCAGAGGCCGAGCGTGCCGCTGTCGCCTCACAGCTCTTTGGCGACCGTGCAGCCCTCGTGTTTACGCGCATCGATACCGCCACGCTGCGTCAGGCCACCGCTGATGTGAATGATTTCGGTATTGTTGTCTCCGAGCAGGACGCCGACCAGATCGAGCGCACCAATGATGCAATCTCGCGCCTTGGCCTGATCTGGCGAGGTGTATCGAACCAGCTGGCTGTGGCCGCAGCGCCTGCGCTTGAGGCGGTCGCCGATGCTCTGGCAGCCATGGCGCGCACCACCGGCCCACTCGGTTCGGCCATCAAGGGCCTGTTTGAGAACATCGGAGGGCTGACCACCTACGCTGTGACCTTTGCAGGCGTGATGGCAGGACGATGGGTGGCAGGGCTCGTGGCTGCGACATTCTCTGTTGGTGGGCTGGTGACCGGTCTGGTTTTCCTGCGGGCCGCGTTGATCCGCACCGGCATCGGGGCGCTGATCGTCGGCGCGGGCGAGCTGGTCTATCAGTTCACGCGCCTTGTCGCCGGTGCCGGTGGGTTCGGCAACGCCATGGACCTGCTGAAAGACGTGGCGGTCGAGGTCTGGGACCGAGTTTCGCTCAGCGCGGACGCGGCCTGGGCGCGTGTGGAATCCGGCTGGGCCACGGCGCAGGCTGGTATTTACGAAGGGCTGCAATCGGCCACTGAGGCCGTGGTGGGCTGGGCAAACAATACCGTCAATACCTTTGAGGGCACGTTCCTTGCCGTACAGGCAATCTGGGGCGCGCTGCCAGATGTGTTTGACCGCGTTGGCGCGCTTGCCATCAATGGGCTCGTCGAGGTGATGGAGACCGGGATCGCGGGCATCACCGAGGCGATCAACACCGTACTGACCCTTGGCGGTCGGCGTCCCGATTGGGCCATCACCGCGCCCGACCTTTCCGCCTGGCAATCTGTTGTTCCCGAAGCCGTCAACCTTGGGGACCGCGCAAGGGCGGCCTACGACAGCGCGTTCTCGGACGATCCATTCCAAACGCCTGATCTTTTTGGCGGCATGGCCGACGATGCGCGCGGCCGGGCATCTGGGTATTCCGAGGCAGCAGGCATGCTCTCGGACGCTGCCTCGCGGCCCATGGCGGCATGGCAGGCACTGAAGGATGCGGTTTCTGGCGCGAGCGATGAAGGTGCGGCGGCACTTAGAAGCGCTGCAACCTCGGCGGACCAATTCAACGAAGCACTTGAGGAAACCGAAGAGCAGGCCGGGCGCGCAGGCGGGGCGGCAAAAAAGGCAGGTGAGGACGCAGCCAAGGGTGCAGAAGCAGCAGCCACCGGGTGGCAGGCGGTGGTGAATGCGGTCAGCGAATATGCCGACAAAGCGCGCGATGTGGGCGCGGACGTGGGCGGCGTGCTGGTCGGCGCGTTTCAAAGCGCGGAAGACGCCATCGGCAACTTCGTCAAGACCGGCAAGCTGGACTTCAAAGGCCTGGTCACATCGATGATCGCGGACCTTGCCAAGCTCGGCGCGCGCAAATTCATCCTCGGGCCCATCGCCAACGCGCTTTCAGGCGCTCTGGGCAATCTTGGCGGCATGTTTGCGGGCGTTTTCCATCAGGGCGGTATTGTGGGCGGGCCTGCGCCATCTCGGATGGTTCCGGCCATGGCCTTTGCCAACGCACCGCGCATGCACAACGGCGGCTGGGCTGGCCTCAAATCCGACGAGGTGCCCTCCATCCTGCAGCGCGGCGAGCGTGTGCTGTCACGCAAAGAGTCCCGCGCTTATGGCGACGGCAATGGTGGTGGCGGTGGCAATGGTGGCGGCGCGGTCACGGTCAACATCATGACGCGGGACGCAGAGAGCTTCCGCCAATCGCGCACGCAGGTCGCGGCCGATATGGCGCGCGCAGTCTCCATGGGCCGGAGGGGCATGTGATGGCGTTTCACGAAGTGCAGTTTCCCGACAACATCAGCCGCGGGGCGCGCGGCGGTCCACAGCGGCGCACCCAGATCGTGGAGCTGGCCTCAGGCCGCGAGGAGCGCAACGCCTCCTGGTCCGCGTCGCGGCGTCGCTACGATGTATCCTACGGCGTTCGGCGCGCGGATGATCTGCACGCCGTGGTTGGGTTTTTTGAAGCGCGGCTCGGACGGCTCTATGGCTTCCGGTTCAAGGACTGGGCTGATTACAAATCCTGCGCCCCCTCAAAGGGTGTGTCCGAGATGGACCAGCCCCTCGGGATCGGCGACGGTGCCACCACGTCCTTCGCGCTGACCAAAGCTTACGGCACCCTGCCACATGTCTATCAGCGCCGCATCGAGAAGCCGGTCGCAGGAACAATCCGCGTCGCGCTGAGCGGTGCCGAGCAGTTCAACGGCTGGTTGACGGACCCCGTCACCGGGATCGTCACCTTTGAGGTCGCCCCGGATCCCGGCGTGGCCCTCACTGCAGGCTATCAGTTCGACGTGCCCGTCCGCTTCGACAGCGATCTGATGGACGTCACCCTCGATATCGAACGCCTCGGCTCGATCACCTCAATCCCGCTGATCGAGATCCGACTGCTGTAATTTATCCTGCCTGAGGCGCTGGACCCGATCTAGCGGGCCTCGCAGGCCTAACCCGACCCACATCCCCTGTTCACGGAACCACATCCCATGCA